AGCATGTAGTTGAAGGTGCCGGATATCCCCAAGGGCATAGCATCAGAAAAAGAGCCTTGTCCAAACGGGTAAACAAGGAAGACAGCAGTCGCAGCGGCGACAGGAGCAGAGTACGCAACAAAGATCCAAGGCCTCATTCCTAGTCGATAGCTAAGTTCCCACTCACGTCCCATGTAAGCATAGATACCAAGGAGGAAGTGGAAAGTGACGAGTTGGAATGGACCCCCGTTGTACAGCCATTCATCAAGTGAAGCAGCTTCCCAAATTGGGTAGAAGTGTAGTCCGATGGCATTGCTGCTCGGAACGACGGCTCCTGAAATAATGTTGTTTCCGTACAACAAGGAGCCTGCGACGGGTTCACGGATTCCATCGATATCAACAGGTGGTGCAGCCACGAAGGCTACAATAAAACAAATAGTGGCGGCTAGCAAGCAGGGGATCATCAGAACCCCAAACCAGCCTACATAAAGACGGTTGTTGGTGGAGGTCACCCAGGAACAAAACTGCTCCCAGACACTCTCCTTCCTTTTAAGTGCAATTGTTGCAGTCATGTCAGTAAGTAATTAAAGTTGCCGACCCACCCACCACAACAGTGGGTTAGAAGCGATACTTCAGACCAGCCTTGGTACCGTAGCTATTCACGGTATCAAAGGCAGCAGAAATCTCACCATACACGGACAGCTTTTCGGTAACACCAACACCACCGCCAGCCTTGGCAGTCAGTTTGGTGTCAGCTTCACCACCGTCAGGACTGAACACAGTAGGACCACCCTGAACGTACCAGGAAGCAGCGCCTTCGGAACCATCGACACCAACGTGGAAGTCAGTCGAAGTTCCAGTGTAGTCAGAACCGGTAAAACCGGAGTTGGCTTCCACATTCACATAAGGAGCGGCGAAAGCAGGTGCAGCCATCAGAGCGACAGCGGGGAGGATAGCAAGAGTTTTCATTTGAATCGTTTTAGGTAGTCGTATGAGTATTGTTCCCGTCTACCAAAGATCCCCCAACCTAACCAGTAGGAAGCAGAATTCATGTAGAAGGGAACGGGTTGATGAGGAGTACGGAACTCACTCAGTTCAGCACGGAATTGTCCTTCGTTAATCATGTACCGTACTTGACCTTCAAGACTAGAAGGGTCACAAGAATAACGGCGACAAAATGAACCAAGTCCATCGTAGCGTTTCTGAGTTGTCCATTGGATAAGACCATACCCTCCTCGGAGGCATTGGTCGTAAGGAAGTATAGCACCTCCTTCACAGACGTTGGAGCGGAAACCAGATTCTTGTTTGATGTTGCCCATAATCACAGCCAGGGCAGTCTTGTCTTTGATCTCCGCTTTGGTTTGGAGTTGTTCAAGAACATACTGCTCTTGGACGTTGCAATCAGGGCATTGAATCATTTCCGTTTCTTAGCTGTTTTAGCGGCGCGTTTAAAGTTAGCAGCCGTGGGTGCGCCTTTTGCCCCAGGCTTCCTCATTTTTTCACCACTGCCAGCAGCAATACGCTTGCGCTTAGCATTGATGTTTGCGTAGAGACCTTGTTTAGCCATTTAAACACCTTTAACTCGTGGACCACTGGCGTTGCCAGATTCTCTCAACCAGCGAAGGAAGTCTCCTTGATTAGGAAACATCCTGTCCAATTTTTTACGGTCCATTCGTTGCTCAACTAGATCACGAAACTCTCCTTGAGACATGGGTCCTTGAGCAATTTTCAGGGCATTGCGCCCTTTCTTTTTTTTCTTGGAAGGTAGCATTACCAGATACCGGGAATGATCTGTCCGGTCAGAGCATAAGAACCAAGAGCAGCCATAACGCCAAGCATAGCGAGACGGCCATTAAGGAGCTCAGCTCGCTCATTGTGGGGGACACCGTAAGGATGGTCAGTCATTAGTAATTAAGATCCGATCGTTCAAGTTTAGCAAAGACATCCTGCCGATAAGCAGGGTCTCGATCATAGCGTGGGTCAGACATAGCTGCAACCACTTCAGCTTGGCTACGGAAAACATCCTGCTGAGTCTGAGCAGGTTTGCCAGACAGCATACGTCCTTCGTAACCGTTGGCTTCTTGGAAAGCAGCTTGCATACCAACCACAGCGAGTTTGATCATATCAGGATCGCCAACATTAATGAGGTTGTCGAAAGCCTGAACAAAATTTTCTGGCATATTTTCAGCCGCCCAACTAACAAGCCCGTTGTATTGCTCTTCACCACCAACAAAGTTCTGAATTTCAGTAACTTGTTCTGCAGTAAAGTCTTCTACTTGAGCAGGGTTAGATTGGATTTGCATGTAAGCTTCAAGGAGATCCTTGCTATCCATTTGGGACAGTTTTTCAAAGGTCTCCTCAGTTAACTTACCTTCTTGAGCATATTCTTGAGAGGCTTCGTTAAGAAGATCAACTAGAGGATCAGCATCAATAGGCTGTTCTTCTACTTCTTCTTCCCGCCGCCGCCCTTGTGGGTCTTCTTCCCGCAAGCCATCGTTAGATTCTCCTAGTTTCTTTTGAAGTTCAATGTAAGCTTTTTCCAGTTCTTCAGCTGACTCGTATTTACCAGCCAGCATCCGGCTTTCTTCTTGAGCACGTTGCTCGCCAATAGCTAGAGCTTCTTGCTCAGCTTCATTCAGTTCCGGTTGATCCGCTGGAGTCGGATCGTAAGTTAGAATTGCCATTTACAGTAGTTACTTGAAGGTTACCAAGGCCAACAGTTTTTACATAGTTGGGTGAACGACCGATGGTAGGGGTGCCTACCTTCATACGTGGAGCATAGCGATTACCGTCATCAGTATACGGGTCTTCGCCAAGCGTCATCTTAGGTGTGAGTTTCTTTTCACTCACGGGATTAGGTTCAGGTGTCTCAATTGTAAGAGGCACCTTTTCATTTGTAATTTCTTGAGCGGGCTTAACGGTACGCTTTGGCTCGGGAACACTAGGCTTCCGGCGGGGCTTCCGTTGCGGGGTTGGATCCGTCATCTACTTGTCGCATCATTTCAGGGTTTTTTGTCGGGTCCATCATAGGAGACGATGCAAACTGACCAGCTTGTTTGAGAAGCTCTTGTTGCTGCATCATCTGTTGTTGTTGCTGCATCTCACCTTGGAGTTGCTGCTGTGTCTTAACAAGACCCAACGTCTCGATACCTTGTGCAGTAGCCAAACGTTTGATAACTTCTGCAGGATCGATGTATTTTGCAATTGCTTCTGGACCCATGGTCTGAGCAACTGTTTGCAAGAATGCAGTCAAAGACTCACGATCTTGACCACGACCCAAAGCATTAACACCCGCCACAATCTGTGGACGAACTAGATCTTTGGGAAGTTTAGGTACTTGATTACTACGTTGCAGAACAAACATAGTACGGTTTAGATATGGTACCAAGAACTCTACAGTCAAAAGGGAGAATAGTCCTCCAAGCTGCTGTTCAAGTTCAAGTTGAGTAAGTCTTACCTCTTCAGCAGTTGTACGCTCTGACTGACGAACAGTCAAAACAAGGAACGCTTCAGCAAGACGTTGCACCAAACTGTTAGACATTTCTGAGGCAGTACGGAAGTCAGCAGTTTTACCTACTTGAACAACCTGTACATCTTCAGGTCTGCCTTGTACAATAGCACCATTGCCAGCGTTAGCAAGCGTAGCAGGTTTAGTAGTACTGCTTGGCGATACCAAGAATACAACTTTAGCTGCAACACTGCTGCCTTCAATCAGTGCTTGGCTCAAAGAATCGAGGGAGCGCAAGTCTCCAAGGAATTCTTCAACCCTACCTCGACCGTAGTCTTCACCGTCAACTGTATTGAATCGGAGAACAAGCCATGGAGAAACATTTTTAGGTGCGGTACTGCGGCTACCAGGAATGATTTTGTCGTCTACTTCCTGATGCCATACCCAGCGACCTGATGCTTCTTCCAGTCGGACGTAGGTGTACACCTCAACGTCATCCTCTTTCCCGTTTGTACCTGAGCCAGAGTTACCACCAGCTTGGTTTGGTTTAGGCAGAGGAATGTTAAGAAGCTCACGGGAAATCAGCTCCTTAGTTACAATCTCAAGAACGTTACCGTCACCATCACGGTTTACAACAAACCGGTTTAGTGGGTACATCTTGATTCCATTTTTGCCCATAAACAAAAGGGCATTACCACCAACAATCAAATGCTTGATTGCTTCGTGGATAACAACACGGTCATTAGATGCATTAATAACATCCATGATCATGCGTTCAATTTTACCGAAGCTTTCTTCAAGTTCAGTCTTAATCTCAGGAGGAAGTTCCTCACCAAGCTTTTCATCCCGCACTTGTAGTTTAAAGAACGGGGTCATCGGAGGTAGAAGGGCAAGCATAAGTTTACTTGCCAACGTTACTACCGACTTAGCTCCAACTGATTGCCATGGAGTTACAAGAGTTTTATGGTTCTCTTTGTAACCCTCATCACGACGAATCAAATAAGGAAGAGTAAGACGTGAACACTCGTAAGCTACGTCGAGAAAATTGTTTCTTACAGAGGTAAGTTTCTCATACCGAGCACGGGCGTTCTTCACAGGTTAATGCCTCCACTTGGGTAATTACCGCCAGGGGCACCCATACTAACACCAGTAGACAAAGCTCTACGAAAAGGTGTGCCGGCAAGTTTACGTTTCCGTGAAGCACCTGCAGCACGTACAGCAGCAGAAGCACCCTCTTCAACCAAAGGTTTAAAGGTGCGAACTACAGGTTCAGGAGGTGCGATCTGTTTTGAAATAGGTTGTGAAAAATTAATAGTGGGAGCAGCTGATCCGCCGCCTCCACCGCCACCAAAACACATTAGCTTTCATCCATTTTATTTTGAATCCACTCGACAATGGAACGTTGACCTGCTTGATACATGATCTGCTCTATAGTCATAGTGGGAGTTGGGTTGATAGGTGGAAAAGTGTCAAACAATTCTTGAAGTAGGGACGAGGTTGTCATCCCCTTAACTTCAAGCATACTGAGGGAGGTTGGGGTTTGCATGTTCAAAGAAGGCAGGCATCCGGGCTCTCTTAGTGTCAGAAAGTTCAGGAGCTTTACCTTGATACATTAGGTTATCGCTGGAATCCAGCCAAAATTTTTTGTCCAAATATTTATTGGCAGTATTTCTACCTAGTGGCTCCATAACCCAGTTGATGGTAGCCTTACGCAGCTTGTCAAGAGAAGGGCTGTAGTTTAGACCCATCTCAGTGCAGACAAGAGTGTTGGTAGAAACATGAACCTGTTCATCACGGCTGATGTCAGCACTTACTGTGCGGAGTCCAGCATCACCGTTGAAACGGAAAAAGGGGAGGAGCACAAAGAAAATCGCACGCTCGGCAACCAACGCTTTGAGGAGCGTGTGATCCGGATGTGCAACCCAAGCTTCTCGTAGCCTTTGGGCTTCCGCCTCAGCTTTCGGATCAGTGCCGATAGCGTTGGCGATATAACCCAGCGCGAGGTCGTGGTTCTCTTCGTCTTTGATATTGGATCGAAGGAGCGCCACACTTGCTTTCGGAACTTCATTTTTGAGGGCGTCATTAATAAAATCTCCTACAGGCAGTTCCATATGGCGGAGTGCAAGGGCGCGATAAATAGTTT